GCTACCAAAGAAACCCAGAAACAGACTGATGCAATAAATGATCAGAATGATGAGCTGAATGAGCAGTCTAAATTGCTCAAGGCTTTACAAAAGACAGCGCAAGGTGCTAAAAAAGGTGTAGCTGTTTTAGGCAAGGGCTTTAAGGGATTAGGTCTAGCCATGAAAGCAACTGGGGTGCTGTTAGTTGTAGAGGGTTTCAATTTGCTCAAGGATGCTCTGATGAGCAACCAGAAGATCATGGATCAAGTTGAGAAAGTAACCAATGCTATTGGTATAGTCATGGGTACGATTGCTGAAGCGATTGCCGATGCCTACAACAAGGTATCGGAAATGAATGGAGGGTTTGATGCCATGAAAGAGGTGATCGGATCTTTAATGACCATCGCCTTACAGCCTCTGATCATTTCTTTAAACAGTCTAAAGCTAGGAGTGCTACAAGTCCAGAAAGCCTATGAAAAATGGTTTGGTCAAAACGATGCAGAGAAAATTGCAGAGATCAATGCTGAGATAGATGCAACCTCAGAAAAGATTATTGAAGCAGGTAAAACTATTGTAACGGAGGCGGTTGATATTGCCTCTAACATTGGTGAGGCAGTAGGTGAAGTGATACAAGGTGTTACAGCGATTGTGGATGCAACCACAACAGCTGTTAAAAACATTGATACTGATCAAGTCATGGATGATGCTGATCGCATGGTTGAGTTACGCAAACAAGCGGAACAGTCAGAAGTGGCAATGGGTAAAATCGCCAGTAAGTATGCTGATGACATAGCCAGAGCGACAGCGGAAAGAGATAAAGAAAACCAGACACTTGCCAAGCGTGAGGAACAACAAAAGATTTTAGATGATCTAATCAAAGGTCAGCTAGATGCTGAGAAAGAACAGCTCAAAATACAGTTAGCAAACCTCAAAGCCATAAAAGAAATGACTGGCTTAGATGAGGATCGTATAGCATACGAAGAGAAACTCACAGAGATTGCCGATAAGCAGAATGAGATCAATCAAGCAGGTTACGATGCAGAGGCAGAGAATGATGCCCTAGCGCAAGAGCGTAGAGATATAGAGGCAGAGGCTAGAAACAGAGCAATAGACCTAAGACAAATTGAACTGGATCTAGAAACAGAGCTGTTGCTTAAAGAATCAGATAAGATAGATGCCCAGAAACTAGCGATTGCAGAAATCGCAGGTTTAAGGGTAGCAGATCTAGAGGCTCAGATGGTAGGCTTAGATGCAGAAAGCGAACTGTATAAGCAGTTAGCTGATGAGAAAGTCATGATTGAGAAAGAAGCCCTAGCAGAGATAGACACCCTAGAGCGTGATTCCACACTGTTGCGTAGGGATCTTAGAATGGAACTAGAGGAATCTGTACTGGATATTGCTACAAATGGATTTGATGCATTGACAGCTTTATCAGAGGTGTATGCAGGTGAGGATGAGAGCAGAGCAAAGAGAGCGTTTGACATCCAGAAACGCCTAGCGCAAGGTCAAGCCATAGTGGGTACATACCAAGCGATTGTAGGTGCTTTAAAAGCAGAGGGTGCAGATGGATTGCTACCATTCCCAGTAAGGTTAGCAAACTCTATTGTAGCAGGTGTTGCAGGTTTTGCTCAAGTAGCGCAAATTGGAGCAACACAATTTGAGGGCGGTGGCAGTACATCAGAGCCTAACATACCAACCGCACCTCAGCGATCACCATCGTTTAATGTAGTAGGCTCAAGCGGTGTTAATCAACTGGCACAGTCTATGGGCAATAAAGAGCCAGTTAAAGCCTATGTAGTAGGATCAGATGTAAGCTCACAGCAAGAACTAGATAGAAAGAAAGTAAGTAACGCAAGTTTTGGATAATGAATATAATTGAACTGATTTTAGATGAAGAGGCATTTGCTACTGGCATACAAGCCATCAGCATAGTAGAAGATCCTGCTATTGAAGAGGATTTTATTGCACTCAATAAGCAGAAAGAACTGCAACTAGCAACAGTAGATCAAGAGAAAAAAATACTGATGGGATCTGCACTGATCCCTAACAAGATGATCTACCGCAGGGATGGTGATCAAGAATACCATATATATTTCTCTAAGGAAACAGTGCGTAAGGCATCTGAGCTGTTCCTAATGAACGGAAACCAAAGCAAGGCTACACTGGAACATGCTGTGGATATTGAAGGGCTTACAGTGGTTGAAAGTTGGATCATTGAGGGATCGCAAGATAAGAGCAAACTATACGGTATGGATCTGCCCATCGGCACATGGATGGTCAGCATGAAAGTGAATAATGATGAGATCTGGAATGACTGGGTAAAAACTGGTAAGGTCAAGGGTTTTAGTATTGAAGGCTTTTTTGTAGATAAAGTAAACCTAGCTAAAGAGCAGGAGGCAGAACGCAAACTGGCTCAAGTAAGAGCTATCATTAAAAAAGATCGTAGAACAAAAAAGGGTAAGCGTACTGAACTAGAATCATTTAGTGATTACCCCAAATCGGTACGCAATAACGCTAAGAGGGGTAGAGATCTTAACGAGAAAAACGGCAACAAGTGCGCGACCGATGTGGGCAAAAAAAGAGGAGCGGATCTTGAGGCAGGTAGACCAGTCAGCATGGAAACGATAAAACGCATGAGTTCATATTTAGCAAGAGCTGAAGAGGATTATGATAATGGAGATACCAATTCATGTGGCTACATTAGTTATTTACTCTGGGGTGGTAAGTCAGCCAAATCATGGGCTGACAAAAAGATCCGAGAAAGTCAAAAAGGTAACAAATAGCAAAAACAAGGTTCTATATATATGGATTCAAGTAATTCAGTATATAGCAAGAATTAAATTTTATAATAGACATGGCTAAAAGTCAAGAAACATTGAAGCGCATTATGACACTCCTAAACATGGAGGTGGCTTTAGCGCAGGAAACACTAGAGAACGGTACTGTAATTGAAGCGGATGAGTTCGTAGCAGGAGCAGAAGTATTTATTGTTACAGAGGATGGCGAGAAAGTAGCACTACCAGTAGGTGAATATGCTATGGCTGATGGTAAGATCTTGCAGGTAACTGAAGAGGGCATCATTTCTGGTATTGCAGATGCAGAAGCACCTGCTGAAGAAGCACCTGCTGAAGAGGTAGAGGCTAGTGAAGATGAAGAGAAAGAAGCACCTGCTGAACAGCTTAACTATGTTACCAAAGAAGAGTTAGCTCAAGTGGTTGATGAGATCAAGATGATGGTTGAAGAGATCGTTAAAGAGATGGCTGAAGATGTGGTAGAAGAGAAAAAAGAAGAGGAAGTAGCAATGAGCAAGAAACCTGCTCGTAAGCCGATGCGCCACAAGCCAGAGGCTAAGACTGCACAACCTTTAGATCTAGGTAAAGCTGATAAAAGCGGATCTACTTTGGATCGCGTAATGGCAAAACTAGCACAGTAATATGAATCGTATCGCTAAGGTCTGGGAGCAACTAGACAAAAAAAGAGGCAGACATGCCAACCTTAGCAAAACTGCTAGAGGTAAAAATGTAAAGCTCAATGTAGCAGATGATATGCGTGAGCTATCAAGATCTCTCAGTGAGGGTATTAGCGAACTTGAGGGTAACTTTGATGATTTAGCGCAGGTAAATTACGATTACCAAGAGGCTCTAGAAAGAGCGCAAGAGGTATTTGGTGGTTTTAGAGTTGCTATGTACGAGCAACTTATTGAAGTAGCCTATGAAACTATTGAGAAAGTAGAGCAGTCAGCTAAAGATTTAGGTTTAGATCCATCTGATATGCTACCCTCCTACGATGAATTGGCAGAGAACATCTCAGCGATGGAGGAGGCTATTGCCCAGTTAGAGGATGAGTACAGTACGAGTGAGTTTGGTATTCATGGTTTAGAATTAAGATAAGATGAAAAAGGTACAGAAAGTATGGGCAGAACTGTCCAAAGGCAAAAAGGGTACTAACCTCAGCTCTAACAAGCGTAAGGTAGCACTTAACATCATGCAAGAAATTGCAAATCAGCGTGAGTACCTAGAGACTGCATACAGTGAAGCATCTTACATTGTAGATGAATTTGCTCCAGAGAAAGAGGATGAGCTATACAAAATTGCATCAGATCTAGATAACATCATTGTCAATAGCGAGGCATCTAGTTTGTATGTGTTTATTGATGAGCTTAAAGAAAAGCTAGATACCCTAGAGGCTAAGGCTAACGATTTAGGCATGGATGCTAACGAGTTGTACGATGAGTTTGATGATGCCAAAAGTGAGCTAGAGGATGCACAAAGATTGTGGGATAATGGATGGTCTAAACTAGACAAAGAAAACCCTCTCTTATTCCGTTTAACCAACTTGAACTTTTAAGCATGAGTAAACAAGTACAAAAGATCTGGGCGGAACTGTCCAAAAATAAGCGCAAAGGAACTAATCTAGGATTAACTAAGCGCAATGTAAAGTTGAGCATAGTTGATGATCTAGAGCGTTTATATAATGAGGTAGAATCTGCTCAAATGGATCAGAGCTACTTTACCTATGAGATCATTGATGAGCAAGAAGAGAAACTATCTGATATTATGATCATCATTGATGAGATGATCATTAACTCACAGATGATGTATGCTAAAGATGGTGCTGATGAAATGGCAGAACTTTTAGCTAAAGTAGAAGAATCAGCTAAGGGTTTAGGTCTAGATCCGCAAGATGTGTTTGATCAGTATGATGATGCTAAAGAATTAGTAGATGCTGTAAATTCTACTCATGATGATCTGGTTGATAACTGGCGTTCATCTAGATTACAGAATATCACTGCATTTGCAGATAGAATAAAACGATAATTTTTTAATAAAAACATAAATAACTAAATTATGTCTACGAGTATTACGACCAGTTACGCTGGTCAATTTGCTGGAAAATACATTTCTGCATCTCTTTTGAGTGCGGACACTATTGAAGGCAACGGAATCACTGTTAAGCCGAACATTAAGTTCAAGGAAACATTGAAAGTATTAAGCACAAATGCATTGGTGAAAGATGCATCATGTGATTACTCTGATCAATCTCAAGTAACGCTTACAGAGCGTGTGCTTCAGCCCTCTGAATATGAAGTAAATCTTACTTTGTGTCGCAAAGATTTTAGAAACGACTGGGAAAGTGTTGAGATGGGCTATTCAGCTTACGATCAACTGCCTCCATCATTTGCTGATTTCTTGATCGGTCATGTATCAGCTAAAGTAGCTGAGAAAATGGAGCAAAACATCTGGGGTGGCGTTGATGCTAACGCAGGTGAGTTTGATGGTTTGACAGTATTGATGGCAGCGGATAGCGCAGTAGTAGATGCTACTACAACTGAAACTGCTTTTGCATCTGGAACTATTCAAGCTGAATTAGCTAAGGTAGTAGATGCTATCCCATCAGCTGTTTACGGTGCTGAGGATCTAGCGATCTATGTACCAAAGAAAGTTGCTCAACTATACATCCGTTCATTAAACGGTTTCGGAGCATCTGGTGTAGGTGCAAACGGTTTAGAGGGTAAAGGATCAATGTGGTACGGAAACGGAGCGCAGTTATCTTACGAGGGTATTCCATTATTTGTCTGTGCAGGTATGCCAGAAGATCACATGGTTTGTGCGCGTAGAGAGAACTTGTATTTCGGTACTGGTTTGATGTCTGACCATAATGAAGTCCGCGTAATTGACACTGCGGAATCTTTAGGTGATCAAAATGTCCGCATCGTAATGCGTTTCACCGCAGGGGTGAACTATGGGGTATCGCAGGAATGTGTGCTGTACACTTTGGCATCATAAGAATAACAAGGTTTAATTATTGATTAAAGGCGGGTGAGCGATTGCTTGTCCGCCTTTTTTCTTTCCAAAAAAATATAAAGCATGGCATGTAACTTAACGATAGGTAGAGCTGTTCCTTGTAAGGATGTTGTAGGTGGTATTAAAGCTGTCTATTTCATTAACTATGGAGCTACCGCTACCTATGATTCAACAAATACGGATGTTATTGATGATCTAGGTACGATCACAGCATTCAAATACGAGCTTAAAGGTGGATCTAGCTTTGAACAAGCGATCACCTCAAGCCGAGAAAACGGTACAACATTCTTTGAGCAAACTCTGAACTTATCTTTGACTAAGTTATCTAAAGAGGATCACAAAGAAATCAAATTATTATCCTACGGTAGACCACATGTAGTAGTACATGATTACAACGGCAATGCATTCGTAATGGGTGTAGAGCATGGTGCAGAGGTAACTGGTGGATCTATTGTAACTGGTGCAGGTATGGGTGATATGAGTGGTTACACTTTAACCTTATCAGCGCAGGAGCAATTACCTGCTAATTTCTTAGAGGGAGCAACAGAGGCTGATCCATTTGCAGGATTGACTACAACTCCATCAGTAACTAGCGGATCTAACTCATAAGGCTGTTCTAGTCTTTTTTTTGTGTGTTTGGTTAGAGGGGTGCTTTCGGGCATCCCTTTTTTTTGGTAACAGATACACCGTTTTCTGGTTATATAAGTATGCACATTATAACAACACAATATCCGCACGAGATAAAAGTAGTGCCTAGACAGTTTCCTACTGGAGCTGTCCAATTTTCTATAACTAATGAGGAAACCAAAGAGGTGGTAAATTCCTTTGTGAGTTCACAAGTAGTGGATGTAACGCACAATTTCATAGAATCACAGATTGGCACTATGCCATCTGGCTTTATGAATGAGGGTACATTTTACACACTGATAGTGCAAGATGTTAATGACAGTTATAAGGAGATATACAGAGGTAAAATGTTTTGTACTGATCAAACTGATCTAGAGAAATACACCACAATAGAGGACACATACACAGAAAAAGAAAGCAGTAGTAATGGATATTTATACCGATGAGTAAAATAAGAATAGTAAATCTAAGCAATTACACCACTCCCCAAGCTAAAGAAGATAATCGCAAGTCATGGGTTGAGTATGGTGATGATAACTTGTATTATGACTACTTGATCTCACAGTATCATGGATCGGCAACTAATAATGCCATCATAAATGGTGTAACTGAGTTGATCTATGGTAAGGGCATCGGAGCAACTGATGCCAACCGTAGACCAGATCAATACGCCCAGATGATCAGTATGTTTAGCAAACACTGTTTACGCAGGATTTGCTTTGATATTAAGGCATTAGGTCAAGCGACATTTCAAGTGATCTACAATGATGACAAATCGCAAGTAGCGCAGGTGGAACATTTCCCAGTAGAAACATTACGCATGGAAAAATGTAATGAAGATGGGGAAATTGAAGCATTCTGGTATTCTAAAGACTGGAGCAAGATCCGTAAAAAGGGATATGAGCCAGAGCGCATTCCTGCGTTTGGCTTTGGTGAGCAGGGTGATAAAATTGAGATCTATTGTATCAAGCCATACAGAGCAGGTTTCTATTACTATTCACCAGTAGACTATCAAGGAGGGTTGCAGTATGCAGAGCTTGAAGCTGAGGTAGCTAATTTCCATATCAATAATGTGCGTTCGGGGTTGCACCCATCCATGCTGATTAACTTTAACAACGGAGTTCCATCAGATGAGGAAAGAGCAATCATTGAGAACAAGATTATTGACAAATTTAGTGGCTCAAGCAATGCAGGGAAATTCATCCTTGCGTTCAATGACAGTGCAGATACTCAAGCCTCTATTGAGCCAGTCCAGTTATCAGATGCCTCTAGTCAATACGAGTTCCTTAGTGAAGAAGCCAGAGAAAAACTAATGGTAGCACACCGCATTACCAGTCCATTCCTTTTGGGGATCAAGGATAGTAGCGGTATGGGATCTAATGCTGATGAGATCAAAACGGCATCACTGTTATTTCAAAACACAGTGATCCGTAGCACTCAAGAATTGGTCTTAGATGCAATAGATGATATTCTGACATTTAATCAGATCACTCTGAACCTATACTTTAAAACTTTACAGCCTCTAGAGTTCATGGATTATGACAATCTAGATGCTGAAACTAAAGAAGAGGAAACTGGGCGTAAATTCTCTAAGGATTGCGGATGCACTAAATTAAATGAGGATAACCCATGTGAGGCAGGTTACGAGATGATAGGAATGAAGATGAAGAACGGTAAGAAAGTACCGAACTGTGTTCCATTAAAATCTAACCTTGCTGAGATGCCATCGTTTGACACTAAAGAAGAGGCTATTGCTTATGCCTCTACGATTGGATGCGTAGGCTACCATGAGATGCCCAATGGCAAATTCATGCCATGTGAAGATCATGTAGATCTATCCTCTGATTTTGATCTAGAAAATTTTATTGAGCAGGTGGGTGAAGATGAACCGCTAGAAAATGAATATGAGCTTATTGATGTAGATGAGGAATCTACTGAAGATGAGCCAGAGGATTTTGATGTTGAGAATTACCTCAACGGTCTAGTGAGCCTATCTGCAAGAGATGATTCATCACAAGATAGTGAGCTGTACAAGGTTCGCTATGCCTATGTAAAAGGCACTAGCAAGAGTGCTAAGGGGGAAACTAGATCTTTTTGTAAGAGTATGCTTAAAGGAAACAAAGTTTACCGCAAAGAGGATATAGGATTTCTATCGGCAAAGGGCGTAAACAAATCGCATGGGCATAAGGGTAGAAACTACTCCATCTTTAAATACAAAGGTGGCGTGAACTGCCACCACAGATGGGAACGCAGGATCTATAAAAAGAAATTAACTAAAGATGGCGAACCCTACGGAGGGGATGCCTTAGCAG